GGTTACATAATCGGTGGAGCCAGGGTTATCATAAGCCCGCAGGCTTAGGACACCTGTTGCGGTGACATAGTTTAACTCGATGCCAGACGTAGGGCTTGACGGATTGCTGCTGTCGTAAGTCGGATAGAGGGCCAGACTAAAATTATTCTTATCTAGACCGAATGAACCAGACTCGCTGACAATAGCAGAACCGCTGCCATCGTCTACGTAAGAGGCGGTGCTTCCGCCAACTCCATAACCACCGCTTGAAGTAATTACATTTAAAGTCGAAAGCGTGTCGTCAATTTCAGGCGCGCCTTCTGACAGGTTAACCGCTCGGAAGGCCACCGTGTTTGTAGCACCTAACTGAATGTTAGTACGCGCCGTAGCCGTGTTTGCCAAGCCGGAGAGATTGCCAGCCTTGGAGAGATAGTCAGCCGAGGCCGAAGCTGTAGTAAGGTAGCCCTGTGCCTTAACGAAGGCGGTTGTTGCAATGCTGGTATCGTTATCAGATGTCGCCGGGGTTACTGAAGTCGGATTGCCCGTCAGGGCGGGGCTGGCTAGGTTGGCCTTTAAATCCAGCGCCGACTGTAAGTCAGTCTGGGTCGAGAGCGTGCCGGTGATGGCTCCCCAGGCTACGGAGGTCGCAGGGGTGACGCCGCCCACATTGACCACCCAAGAGGCGTACGTTCCCGACCCGGTGTGGTGGTTAACGTCCACGGTCAGGACGCCAGTGCCAGAGTTGTACGTCAGTACCTCGCCGTGCATATGGTTCGACGCGTCGTAAGAAATCGTAATGTTCTGGGTCGGCGTGTACGAGAGGCCCGTGCCGATCGTGAGGGTCTTGTTGGCGTTATTGATGGTCAGGCTCGTCGTCGAGGTCGTCAGGTAGCGGTCGCCGGGGATGACCACATCCCAAGCCGCGTTCTTCCGGGCGTACTGCGATCCGTTGGACGGGGCGTCATTGACTACGGCCAGAGAGCCGAGTCCAGAGATGTCGGTATTGTCGAGGGTCACCACGCCGACCTTTCCTGCGACCGAGGTGACAGGGGCCGAGGTCAGGTATCCTTGCGCCTTGACGAAGGCCGTCGTGGCGATGCGGGTACTGTTGTCCGATGTGGCCTGGGTCGGGGCGCTAGGGTTGCCAGTCAGCGCTGCGTTGTCGAACAAGATTTCAGCTCCAGGGTAAGCCACCGTCTGCTTGGATATTCCACCATGCCAAAACGTGATGCCGTCCCCTTGGATCGTCATACTCTTTGCACTTGAGCCTGAGCCACCAGACAGGCTGATTTGGCTCCAACTCACGTTTGTATACCGATCAGCACCCAATGAGAAATTGCTTAAATACAGGCCACCGATTGCATTAGTATTAAAAATGGCGCCCGTCATGTAGCCTCCAGCCAGAGGAAGGTAGGTCGATAGGTCTACTGATAGGACGCCAGAGGCAACGGCCAGCGGGGCAGAGACGCTGTTGATGTAATCAGCGGGAAGGGTCGCCCAGCCAGTGTCGTAGGAGGTCGAGGAAAGTTTCTGAAGCACCTGCCCGGTACTACCGCCAGCCGCCACGCCTTGACCGGGAGCGCCTTGGGGGCCAGCGGGGCCAGCGGGGCCAGCGGGCCCAGGGACGCCGACGCTGCCGTCAATCGTTCCAGTGATGGCCGTGATTGTGCCAGTGACCGTAGACTGATCCGCAGCAAACGTGCCGGAGATGGTCCCGAAGGTCGAGGCCGTCGAAGTAATCGTCGCGTCAGGCATGGCGGCGATTAGGCAGTGACGCTGTCAATTACGTTCACCCTGAACACCTCGGTCCGCGAGATGGTTGCGCCAGGGAACACGAATTTGATATCCCAGCGACCAAGGCCTAGCGCCCATTCGGAAGTGCTGTCAGGGTAGACCACCGTAAAGGACAGGCCATCGTTTGCGGTCGTGACCGTCAGGGGGTAGACCGTGCCGGCGCGGTCCTCGATGTCCGAGGTCAGGGTGGTCGTCAGCAGGTTAGCAGGCCCCGAGGCTCCGGGCGTCCAGGCAAAGGTGCAGGCGAACGTATTGCCCTGCGAGATGGTTACGGTGTTAGAGCAGCTCATCGGGTCTTATCGTTGCGGGGGTTGGAAGGGGGAGGGGGGGTGGTTAGGAGGGGGGGGTGATTGAATCAATGCGGAAGTCATTCACAAAGGTGATTGAGCCCGCCAAGGTCGGAATTTCAAACTCCAGTGGCGTGTAGGAGCTATTGATTGTAATCGAAAAAGAGTGAGTTCCGGCCTCAGAGACTGTTGACCCGGTCTCGGCAATCATGCCGTAAAACCCGTAGGGGTAAGTTATATTGAATATGTCTCCGAGGGCCGTGGTTTCCACGTTAATAGACTGAAAGGTGATTGTCCCATTGATGACCGTGCCCTCGTTCCAACAACAGACGTTTGCATCGAGCATTATCTTCAGGGTCGTGGTCTGCTTAAAATTAAAAGTCAATTGGGCGAAGTCGTAATATTCGTAGGTATTGTCTTCTAAATTCAGCACCTCGCTTTGAAAGTTGTCGACCTCTAGGTCAACTGACCAAGGCCCAAGCTGTACAGGTGTACCAGGGAACGCGCCAAAACCTGTTGGGACGATAACGTATTGAGTGTCGAACGCTGGGCAGACCCCGGTTGCTTGTCCTCCTTGGGCTGACACATCGTAAGCGCTGTCTAGGTGCCAGCGAGGACGGTAAAAAAAGCCTGGGAGATTAGGAGGGGCGTTAGTTGTATCATCAATTTCACCAGTGTCGCCATTAGGGTCAGGCACAGGATCAGCTGGACCAGGGGCAGGCGTTGGATCGTACTGATAAACAATGTTGTCTGGGTAACTAGACTCGATGTGTTGATTGGCAGTAAATCCCATCATGTAGATATAATTGCCGAAGCCGTCCGTTGGGTTGTACCAGCCTGCCTCGACTAAACCTAGGTGCACTTTCGCTACGTTTTCAGATGGGTAGTCTTCGAACCAAGATTGATACGCAAAGAACTCTGGTTGAGCCGGTGGCAAAACACCGCCCGGAGGATTACCTGTTAAATTGTCGAGAGTCGTGCCTGTTGGCCGATTAACGTACGGAGTGTCGCCATTTTTACTTAGGAGCACATACACTGCCGCCGCTCGAGGGGGCAAGGCCATGTCAGACGGCGCTCCAGTAGTAAGCCACCGTTGCGCTGCCGCACTTGAAACGCTCAGTCCAAAGCGAGTTGCATCCGATCATGCCGTAAATGTTCAAAGCGTAGGTAAACGCTGGAGGGTCGCTCTCTGGCACTGCTGTCTTCAGGCCGGTCACTGTGGCTATTAGGATATAACTATAGGTTTCACTGTCAGTTTGTTCAGTTGCAAAGACGCGCACGGACGGACGGCCTTCGCCGGAGATAGCCGGATAAGTGGCTGAAGGGGGGGCCGTGTTCCCGCAACGGATATAAACGTAGTTAGTCGACATCGTGCCTGCCGTAAGGCCAGCGACAAAGGCCTCGATGTCGGGCGGGGGCTCGTCGGTCAGTAGCACCATGTCGTTCGACCTGACTACGATGTTGTTTACCATGCCCGGGAAGACGTTGAACTTAAACGCCTCGCCGACCTGCCTGAGGTTATAGACTTCGAGCGGGCAGTATTCTTCGCCATTGTATCCTGTCAGCTGCCAAGCCGCCCAGGGCTTCTCGATGTTGAGGTTAGTCCCTAGGCTAGAGGACGTGAAGGTGTAGCCGGAGCCAGGTTGAACGCTCATGGCTTAGATGTTGACGTAAACGTCAGGCGGCCAGCCTTCCTTCGAGTAGCGGATTTCGTACATGACTTTGAAAAGTGATCCGTATTCCTCGACGTTGATTTGCGAAAGCAGATTCTGTTTACCGTGGATGCCAGTGCCAGTCGGTCCCCATGCAGGGATCAGGGGGAAAGACGCCCCCCAGCTGTTTGTGGCCGTTGCAGTACCGAGCAGAAGATAAAGAGCCTGCACAAACGATGCGTCGCTGTAATAGCAGACGCCTGAATAAGTCGTCGTGCGGGCGAGGTACTGGGTCTTGCCGTAGATGTCAGGATAATCAGGGTCGACGAAACCGATAAATCGGCCACCCATGCCGGTCTCAAAACAGGCACCGTTAAAACCTTCGGAGGATGGAACCACAACGGGCCTTCCGGTGATTGCACTGATTACGGTCACAGGAGGCCCTAGGGTCGAGTCGTCGTAGGCGCCACCAAAGTCGGAAGGCAGGCCAGCCAGAGGGCCGGGAGTGTAGCCAGCAGCCGCGGTGAAAAAGTTCGGGTGAGTCGTGATGTTCTCGGCGGTCAGGCCGTTTGCCGCGGAGGTGTTGGCTTTGGTCCGGGTTCCACTGTTGACCGTGGGGTCGATTCCGACGTAATCCACCTTGACGGTCTGATACTGAAGCGAGTCGAACGAGACGCTGGCCTTGTGCGCCTTGAGGTAAGTATAGCCGGCCTGACCGAAGGCCGTGCCGCGAGCGGTGAGCGATGCAGCGCTGACGGCCCAGTCTAGCTTGTAGGTGGCCGAGGCCGTGACGAGACCGAAGCCGTCCGTGACGACGGTCCAGCCTGGCTGGATTTTGTCGGTCGTGAGATTGTTTCCTGTAGCGACGATGGTCATGGTAAATTAAACAATGCCCGCCTTCTGCATGGTGAGGGGGACGCGTTCGGTAAAGGGTGCAGGGACGGTGCCGTTGCGGTTGAGGATGAATTGCTCCTGGAGGATGATTTTGATTTCTTCCATGATCTCGTTCTGGCGGGTCATCTTCTCCATGACCGGGTTAGCGCCTACGCCGATGACGTTGGAGAAGCCTTCGGGGCCCTTGAAGTTGGTGCCGCTTGGCTGCTTCTTGTCTTCCACTGTCTTCTTGCTGGCGTCAACAAGCGGGGCAATCATCTTAGAGATGACGGCCTGCACGTCTGCCGCCTTGGCCATCGCTTCTGCGGAGTTGGCGTCCAGACCGTATTTGAGACGGAAGCCTCGAAAGCCGCCAATCTCATCGGCGACCTTGTCGCGCATACCGGGTTGCTCTAGGAACTTGGTGAACTCGGTTTGCTTGGCGGTCTTGGCCATCTCGCGATCCTTCTCGTCCTGCTCTTTAGCGGCCCGGGTTTTAGCCAGGACAACAGTCTCCGAGTCCAGATACTTAGACTCTGCCTTAACTGCGAAATCATAGGCTTCCTTGATGTCCTGCTTACGCTTCTCAATAGCGGCAGAGATAAAGTTAATAGCAGAGTTCAATAGCACCAGCGGGGCCACGAAGGCAAAGGCAATGTCCTTAAAGGCCATGCTGAACTTCTTGCCGATGTCCTCGACCTGCTTGCCAAAGCCGACCGTGGCAGTCTTCGCCCGGTCCATCGCCTGCGGGACGTCCGAGGTGGTCTTGATATTGACTGTCAGGTCTTGGGCCATGTCAGGGAGTAGTTACCTTTGCAGGATTGGAAGCAGGCGACGCCGCCTCCTTGGCTTCCTCCTCGGCCATGAATGCTTCCTCCTCGGGCGACATGATCGCCACGTCCGCACCCTTGGAGATAGCCAGGGCGGAGTTAAGCCAGATGGCCTGACACTCCGGCATCTCCCACGCCCGCTTCTCGTCGATGCCGTTGGTGATAAGGTTGGCGACGATGGACAGCGGCCACGGCACGCCCTTGCTTCCTCCGCTGCTCTTCTTGGCCGTCTGCTCCCAGAACTTTGGCCAGTCCTGCACTAGGATGTAGCCAGAGAAGGCTTCGAGCATGGCCTCGAACTTGGCAGGGTTGCGGGACAGGTGCATCATCCGCAGCTGATCGCGCCAGCCTAGGTCGCCTAGGGGTTCTTCAGCGCACACTTGGCAAGCGAAGATAAGGTCGGCAGGCGTCACGCCGCGGGAGCCAGTCACCAGCGGGGAGTCGAAGGCCATAAGCCGCACCCGGTACTTGAGGCAGAAAGGGTAAAGCGTACGACCTAGGAACTTGAACCCAGATGGGTCAATTTGACTATTTAGGAAGCGGCGGTCCACCCCTTCAGATTAACCCCTCAACAGGGAAGTCAATCAGTAGGTAATTTCTTCAAAGGACTCGGCAGTCAAAGAGACTGTCACGAAGCCTTTCGAGCTGCCGCGGTCGTCTACTTTTGTGATGATTCCTGAGAAGCTGACCGAAGCAGAGCCGCCCGGATAAGCCGAAGCGGTCTTGACCGTAAAGGAAAGAGTAGCGCCAAGAGCAGGAATCGACGAAGCGCTTGCCACGCCCTCGACCGTAATCTCGGAGCGGCGGTCGTCATAGCGAGCCGTAATGGTGCGGCCAGTCTCATCGACGACCGTGCCTACGTTATTAAAACCAGAGGAGACGGAGTAGCTTTGCACAAAAAGCGAGGCCTCTTGGCCTGCTCCGATTCCGTAGAGGCAAACAGTTCCAGTATTTACGGCGGCGCACATGGTTATAGTTGCTCGGTTTGGTAACCTTACGCGGGGAAGACGGCCAGTAGGTCGAACGTGAACGAGGTCGCCCAGGAGCGCTCGTCGATACCCTCGTCTTCGGACTGCATGGTGACGTCATAGCAGGACGCGTCCCCTGTGGCCGTGAAGGCCGCCTTGATGGAGACCAGGTCACGCATATTGCCGGACAGGGCAGCGCAGCGCAGGCGGTGATCGGCGAGGGTCGTGTCGTCGGCGTTCGAGAAGAGCGTGATGCGGACCGAGCAGGAGAAGTTGCCCTCGCCTTCGGGGAGGTCAGACGGTGCCCGGGCGGCTTCGCAGAGCACCACGGCCTTGGGTAAGGTCTGGGTGGCGGCGTTGTCCCCGGTCAGGAAGGTGACGGTGGTCAGGCCAGTCTGGGTCGAGAGGTAAGTCGCGACGGTGGATTCCACGATGTGACGGATAGATGCAGTGCCCATGGTTATGATTTGTTGTTAAACTTGTTGATGTCGAGCTGAAGCAAGTGGCGGATGCGTCCGGGCATTTGCTTGACGCGGTTGCCGTAGACGAGGCCGAGGACACCGGCCTGATCGGCGATGCCGTTGACGTTGCCTTTGCTGTTGGTGATTGTTACCTCGGCAATCTTGTCGGTAAAGGTGGAAGTGTTACGACCAGGGACTGAGGTGTGTTTAGTAATCCACGCGGTCTTGAGCAGTTCGACCCCAAAGTCTTTGGGGACTCCGTTAATCATGGGCTTGGCAAGGGAGCGAAGCGCCATGGCCCAACCTGACTTTACAGCGCCGACGGTCTGCTGGCGCTGGGCGACGTAGGTCTCGATGTCTGCCTTGTTCTCGGCGACGTACTTAAACATCCAGTTAACGCCGCTAACGTTATGGCCTTGCTTCCAGAGACGCCCGCCGGTGCGGTTGTAGACAGGTTTGTAGATGGCGTTGATTTCGCCCGGGCTTTGCAGGTAAGCCTGATTGGCGGACTCGTTGGAGACCTTGGTGCCAATCCTGTTGAAGTAGTTACGCAATTTCTTGAAGCCCCAGACGGTTCCGAAGCCGTTGTAACGGTCGGAGAGTACCTTAGCCAGAAAGGGATTACCGTTTAGGATGCTCGAGCCCTTGGCCGCTACCTTCCAAAAGAGGGCGGGGTTGTCGCTAAGTGAAAGGGAGCCGAGGCGCTTGATGAGCCGGGCCTGTTGGGTCTTCTTGGTTCCGCCCGTCAGAGATGTGACGACCTTGCCGACATCTCGGTCAACAGCCTTTTCTCCAGCCTTCGCAGCTGAGGCGTCTAGACCCCTGCCTCCGCCCTTGGCCAGGGGCGGTGTAAACCTTGCCGCGTCTTGGCAAGCCAGGGCGGCCTGCTCTAGGGTGGCGTCCTTCAGGGTCTGCTTGGACCTAGTCGCGTACTTCTGTATGGCGGCAAGGAAGTCAGCCTGAGACTTGGGCTCAATGGTGACCTTGACCACGGCTTTACTGGTTATCGTCGATGACGACGAGCGTGATCCATGCCGACCCGGGCTTGTAGGTCTGGGTCGTGATGCGGACGGTCTTCCCGCCGGCGACGATTTTCTTCCCCTGGCCTAGGCTGGCGATGGGGACGCCTGCCGACAGTAGGGCCGCCGATGACCCATTAGACCCGTCTGGGAGCGTCCAGGAGGCCGTTACAGCGGGCATCCTGACCGAGTACTGGGTCCGCTCCATGTACCCCCCTGCTTCGAGGACGGTCATGACGGCGGGGTCGGAGATAAGGCACTGGAAGGTGATGGCCCCAGAGTTGGCGGTTCCGGCCACGCCGAAGTCCGCGATCATCTCTTTAGCGTCAGCGAGAAAGTCAGCGTAGAGGCTCATCCTATCAATGCCCCGTTTGGGAACTAGGCACAAAAAAGGGGCCCCTTTCTGAGCCCCTTAAGTTCGTAGCCTTGGCCGCTATTAGGCGGAACAAACGCGGTAGAGCGAGGTCGAGCGACCGACAGCGGCGCCGAACATCAGGGTAGCCGTGACGTTCAGGAAGCCGGACTGCTCCATGCCGACGAGCACCTGCACGCCGAGACCCGTGGTGGCGTCGACAGCGTTCGAGACTTCAAAACCGGGGATGCCTTCAGAGTCAGGCAGAGCGGAGGCGAAGGCGATAGCGTCAGGACCAGCGACGAAGCCAGCAAGGCCTTCGCCGTTGCCGGCGAGATTGGCGAACTGGTAGATGCGGGCGCCGGCGATGATGCCGAGGTCGCCATCGCGGATGATGTTCGCGCCGAGGACGTTGTTGCCGACGATCGTGGTGTCCTTACGGAGACCGGCGATGTAAGCGCTGTTAAGCACGGCGAAGCGAGGGCTAGGGGCCTTGGCGTCGTCGAGGATTTTCTGCACGCCCACGAGTTCGTCGTAGGAGAGGTCAGCACCAGTAACGGCGCCGGCAGCGTAATTAGCGACAGTGACTTGAGCGTTGATGACGTCCATGACCTTCTGGGCGAGACCGATGCTTGCCGTTGCCACGAAATTATTCACGAAGAAGTCTGCGCCGTAGTCCTTCAGGTTCGAAGGGGTGAAGCGGCTGGAAATCTTGAACTGGGTCAGGGTGACAGTCGCCGACGTGACAGTCGCGTCATCGGAGGTGAGGTAGCCGCCAGAGCCGAAGGCGGTAGCGGTCGAGGTGCCGATGAGGGGAACCTGGATCGCCATGCCGGTGGAGCCGGGACGGGCGGAGAAGACAGACGAGATGCCGGAGAGGAC